CGTCAACTTCGCTAGGAACCATGCCCATCGCTTCGCCAAGCTGCTTCACGCACGGCTCGCACACGTACTTGCGAGTGGAGACGTGCGAAAGCGCGCCCCCCGCCTGCGTGTTGCGGCGCGTGTCGATCACCTTCATCTCCTCCTGCTGCGGCGAGTTGTCGCAGATCCAGCAAGTGCCCGGAGGTAGAAGCGGGCGGGACGGCTCGTCTGTGCCTTTCCCGAAAACGTCCAACTAGTCCTCGTACTCGACGAGCTTGACAGCGCCGTTGTCATGGTATTCAACGCGCTTGATCTTGCGCGGAGACGGGTAGTTCACGACCGCGGGGTAGACCACCGCGGGGTACGCTGCGGGCGGAACGTAAGGACGGTGCGGATACCAGTTGGGGTTGACCCACGTGCTGTAGTACATGCCGCTGGCGGCTGAACCACCCGATGTGGCACTAACGCCGCCCTGGTTGATGCCCTGGTTCGTCATCCAACTCCTTTTGCTCTAGTAGAAGTCGCCCAACTCGTTGTCCCACTGAGCCGCGCCTTTGCGGCCCAACTGGTCGAGCTGTGCGATCTCACGAGCCGCTGCCTCTTCAAGGCTTCGCGGCGGACGGTTTGCGGCTTCCGAATCAAGGTGCTGCTGGACGGTCGGCAGTAGCACGCCGGCCAGCCCAAGAGCAATCTCCACCGCATCCAGCATGTCGTCCTTGATGGACTTCTTTGTCGAATCCCAAGAGACCCACTGGTCGATGAAGTCGCGCTCGAAGCGCGTGATTCGGATACGCCCCGTCCTGAAGAACGGAGCCATAGCCATGATGCGTTGTTCCTTCTTGCCTTTCGAGAAGATCGGAACGACGTTAGGCATCCCCGGCAGCCGCATAAGCTGCTGCACGAGAGCCTGCTGGTATGCGTTGGACTCGACCCCGATATACATGGGCCGGTAACGCATGTTCCACTCGTTGATGAGGTCGATCTGCTCCGGGAACGGGATGTGCCCCCGGTACGTCTTCAGCAGATACGCCTGCGAGTTGTCGTTCGTGACGCCGATGATCGCCATAGCGAAGTCGTCGGCGCTGTCCCTGATCGAGATGGCCGGGTCGACCGCCATGAACTTCCGCAGCTCGACTTCCGGGTCAAGCCGGATGTCATCGGGCGTGCGGAGCGGCGTGTTCTTGCCGACCACGTAGTAGTGCAGCCAGTCCGATTGAAGCTCGACGCCCGCAAGGGCGTCAAAGCTGGCGAGGTACTCCTGCTTGAACAGGAAAGGGTGGGTGTGCGCCCGCTCGTAGTCCCACACTTCCTTTGGGAAGTACGGGTTGTCCAAGCTGGTGTACTCAACGCGGAACTGCTGAGCATCCTTCTGCGCGGCAGGACCCCAGAACTCGTCGTACAGCCAGTTGCGGCCGAACGGCGTAGTCGTGGTGATGAGCCGCCCGATCTTGTCGCCGAGCGCAGGGCGAATCGTGTCCCACGCTTCCGAGTTCGGAAGGAACGCAGCCTCGTCGATCCATAGAAGGTCGAGGCCAGGTCCGCGCAGCGACTGCGGGTCGTCTGCGGAACGGAACTCGATCATCGTCCCGTCCGGGAACTCAATGATCTTCTCCGTTTTGTTGTACTCGAAGTCCTTGCCCTTCGTCATCCCGCACTTGCGAAGGACGGAGAGGAATGTCAGCAGCGCCGGGCGGCCGACCTTGTGGTCTTTCGCCAAAACCCAGATCCACAGCGGGTCGTCGCGATCCTCGTTGTGCGTGTCCAGGTGGAACTGCCGCGGATGGATCGCGTAGAACGCGACCTCCCAGGCAGCCGAAAGTGTTTTGCCTCCGCGGCGTCCCGCCACGAGATGGCGAAAGCGCGTGATGAGGCCGTTTGTTTGCGCCCCGTGAAAGAGGATCTGCCAAACGTGTGGCAGATAGCCCTGTTGGGCGAACCACAAAAACTTGACTACAAATGCATCAACCGCCGCGCCGACTTGCGGCTTTAGGGTTTCGACGCCTTGACGCGAGTGGAATCCAGGAATGAACTACCTCCCGCGCGTCGGACGATGCGCCGCCAAAGCGGCTCGTGGCGAATCTGAAAGTCGGCAATCTGGAACCCCGCGCGAACGAGGTCTTCAGCGCCACGGACGTTTTGGATCAACGGGCCTTCTTGCGGCCGGACTTGTACTTCTTGACGACACCCGCTTTGACGTACTCCCCCGTGCGAACGAAGCCCGGCGGGTCCTTCTCCTTCACAGGAGCGCGCGGGTCGGCGGGGTCGTAGGGAAAGTACGGCCCCGCGTGTCCAACGGTGTCGAGAAGGTTGCCATCCTCGTCGTAGTCGCGCATCGGCGGAGGTGCTCACGGGACGGTGCTCCTTCCTACCGGACTACAGGAGGTGCTTGTTCAGCAGATGCCTACTTCGTGCAACCGAGGCCGAACTTGGCACACACAGCGCGGCGGACAGCGGCCTCTTCAGGCTTGCCCGCTGCGCGTGCGAGTGCGTCGACCGCGTGGGCGCGGTCGGGGATCGGGTACGACCCCGAGCCCGGAGCCTTGTCGGGGAAGACGAACGCCGACGCCGGCAGCGCAGCGCGCTGCGAACCGGAGAGCTTCAACGGGCCTCCTAGATGTACGCCTGGCGGAACAGTTCGGCGCGAGGCGCGATGTTGCCGCGCGCACTAGCGGGAATGCCCCCGCCTACCGGGCGCTCCGGGCGAGTCTGGAGCGACGACCCGAAGTGCGTGAGCAGCATCTGGAGTAGCTTGGTCTGGTTCTGCGACGGACCACCGGAGTTGCCCAGCTCTCCCATCACCGTGTCGTCAATCGGCTGAAGTCCGCCCGAGTGGGCGTACGACGCGGGCGGCGGAGTCGGGGACGAAGGCACCGTCGGACCGCCGGGGTTCTCGGAGACGCGCTGCGCCATGACCTGATGCAGGAGCGCCAGCAGACCGGGGTTGATCTCCAGCGGGCTAGGAGCAGGGTTGTATGTGGGCCGCCTGAACTGCTGAATTGACTGGTTCAGCGGTGACGGCGGCTGGTAGCCGGGCGGCTGCATTACGAGGTGCCCCTGCCCAAGAACGCGATGCGGCAGACGACGGTCGAGACGTTGGTTGCGTTCGTAACCTCGGTGCCCTGCGCCGTAAACAGCTTGAGCTTCGACGCGCTGTAGTCCCACGCCGCGATGTGGCCCGTAGCGGGCGGGATCTGCACGTCCGCGAACACGATGGACGAGAGGTTGGCGGGGGCGACGGCGTAGCCACCGGTCGGGTAGCTGGTGTCGCACGTCACGTCCACGATGACCTCACGGAGGTCGCCCGGAACGTGATTCGAGACGGAAGCGCTAGTGGCTGCCATGTTGGGTTAGTCCTCCGAGTTCGGATTAGGGCGAGGCGTCCGGTCGGTCGGACACGTCTTGAAGTAGCGGGCGAGTTCGGTCTTGCAAGTGGGGCAGACCCACGCTTTAGGCTGCGGCGCGGTGCGCCGCCAACCTGCGTTCGTTCCGCATGCGATGTGGCC